AGTCAGGTTGGAGCCGATCAGCGTGTTGCGGATGACGGAGTCAACCCACAGGGCCATGTCGAGACCGGAGGTCTTGGTGGCCTGCTGGAGCGAGTTGAACAGGTCCGTGGCCCGCAGGATGTCGGTGAGGCCGATGACCTGACCGTACTGCGCGAGACCCTTCTCCAGCTTGTTGAGCGCGAGCTGGCGGTAGCTTCCCGCCGCGATGGCGGTGCCTTCCGTGCTGATCGTCTGGACACCGGCAATGCTCGGAGCCCCGAAGCGGAACATGGTGATGGCCTTGTTGCCGTTGTTCTTCGGGATCGGAGCCTTCATCGCGAACTGATCGAGGATCGTCTCCTGCTGGACGATGCTGAGCAGCTCCTTGCTGAAGTAGTTCTGGAACTGATTCGTGAGCGTGGTCGAGGTAGTAACTGGCATGGTATGCTCTTTCTTTTCAATCAGGCTTCACGGTCAAACTCTCGCGCAGCCTTCATCAGGCGATCCCGCTGCTCCTTGAGCGGCATCTTGGCAAAGTCTGTTTCCTCTGCCTTCAGCGGTTGGGTGGCCGTTCCCTTCCCGATTGCTGTTTTCTTCTGGAGCTTGTCCAACTGCTCCTTGAGCGATTTGTTCTCCGCTTCCAGCGACTGAGACATGCCGGCAGCTTTCTGGAGCTTCACGATCTCGACGGCGTGGGCCAGTCCATCGGGTGCTGCCCGGAGGATCTGGAACTTGCCGATCAGGTCCACGGTGGACTTGTACAGGTCAGAATTCGGATCCTTCAGTTCCGGTTCCTTTTCGGACAGTCGGAGGTACGTGTCCTCCCACGCCTTGTTGAACCGTTCCTGCTGGACCTTGCTCTGATGTTCACCTGCGGCCTTGCGAGCCTCTGCTGCCTTCTTCGATGCGGCCTTCGCGAGATCCTTGTCGCCATCGGCTTCAAACTCCCGCGCTGCCTTCTCGTAGTCTTCAGCGGTGAACCCTGCCTCGTCCCGGTACGTGTCGGTAGCCTTGGCATCGGTTTGCTGCCGTTGCTTCTGCCACTCATCACGTTCGCGGGCCAACGCTTCCTTCTCGGCCTTGAGGGCCTGCTTCTCGGCGTTGATCGTCTCCCAAGTCTTGCTCTTCCGAGCCTGTTCCTGGGCGAACTTCGACTCCTTCTTCTGCTCGACCTGCTTCGTCTCCTTCTTCGGAGCCTCTTCAGGCTGCGCCTTCGTATCCTCCGCCTCCTCGGAAACTTCCTTACTGGCAGAAACCTCATTCTGAGGCTCCGTTTGCTCGGTTGCAGATGACTCTGTGGGAGTCTCCTGCGTTTCCCGGCTGTCAATATCGACGCCAGAATCGAAGTCCCTTGCGGCTGCAAGAAGACCGTCAGCACTCAACACTTCACTCATGGTTGCCTATTACTCGTCCAGTGACCGGCAAGAGTCACTGTCCGTACCTTGACCCTTAGTTGCTCGTATCAGAATCCGGGTCTGTATCCTGATCCGAAATGGATTCAGCGTTGGCCATCACTTCGATGACCTTCACCAAACTGGACTGACCCATGGCGAAGCCGCACGAATAAGGCAACTGGTTTCTATCAGTGATCGCGGCGGCATTCTGCATGAGCACGGTGTTGAGCAGGACGTTCTTGAACCTCTTGCCGGTGTCGGACTTGAGGAATGCCTCAAGTCGCTCGGCGTCCTGCTTTGTCCACTGCTCGGACGCGACCCATTTCTGGTGCCGCGTGAAGATCCAGGCTGCCTTGAGACGGTCGAGTAGCCTGATCATTTCTTCTTGGCGGCTTTGCGGAGCCCAGCGGCAGCCTTCTTCTGGAAGGCTTCCTTGCCGAGCTTCTTGCGCCCGATGTAGGCAGCGAGAGCCTTGGGATCGTCGGCTCCCTCTTTCTTGAGTTGGGTGGCCAGTTTGCTGAACTTTGTCTGTTTCTTCATAAATCTACCAGGCGCGACAGCTCCAATGCCTCGGAGTCGTCTTGTCGGTTGCCGTGTCGCAGTTATGGCGTGCGCGGAAGTTCTTTCTGCGCTCCGGGTTGTCCCGTTTGATCTCCATGTTTGGGTCCCCGAACCGGACCTTGATCACTGTTCCCTTCGGGTTTAGCACGTACACGGCTTTCTTCTTCCGTTCGCCGGGCGTGTAGAAGGGTTTGTTGAGCGAGACTTCCTTGCCTTGGTACTTGGCCATGGATGTTATTCCTTAAAACAGTTGCGGCAGAAGGTTTCGCCGCGCTCTGAGAGGCGGCATTCGGTGACGTAGAAGGAGTCGCCGCAGGATTGGCAGGTCTCAAGCCAATTGGATTGAACTCCCCACACCAGTCCTGCTGATTGACCGACGGAAAGCAGCTTGGCCTCCCGCTCGGTGGGTATCGGTGGCACGAACCCGCTAGGAAGAATTTGCACTGTTTACAGGAGATCATTGTACGGGAGCGGGAGCGGCGGGAGCCGGCATCTGCGGTTGTTGCGGTTGGAGCATCCCAGTGGATTCAAGGAACTTCTGGATCTCCTTGCGGAGCTTGCGGGCCTCGTTGGTGGACACCTGCTCGTAGCCTTGCAGGAGTGAATCGAGCCGCGTCATGAACGCCTGCTGGGCAGCCGGTGTGAACTGCTGTCCCTGCTGCATGGCGCCATTCAGGTACTGCATGAGGACACCGATACGACCGGCGAAGTTCTGACCGGGCTTGGCCGGCACCGGGATGCCTACGAGCAGTGTCGGGATGGTCTTGGTCTCGTCCTCCAGTTCGTCCTGGGCCTTCTGACCGGGATCGCGCAGCAATCGCTTGATCAACGACGGGTCATCCAGCTCCATGATCGACTTGTCCAACTCCACCTGGTCAATCCACGGCGAGTTCTGGAAAAGCTGTTTCCGGTTGATGGCCTGCTGGATCATCATCTGACGGCTGACCATGTCCATGCCGCCCTTGGGTTCCAGCTCGTACTGGTCGTGGAGGGCCACGGGATCCGCCTCCAGAGAGTCCTCGGCAAATCGGTAGCGCAGGCTCTTGGAATCGTACTGGATGTACAGGCTCCACGCTTGGCGGTAGAGCTTACCGAGAGCCATACGGAAGAGTCGCGCACGCAAGTCACCGGACTGCATGGACTGCGCGTTGATGGACTGGATCTCGGTAGCGGTGCGTCGGTCGCTGCCACCGGACATCGCGGTGGACATGGCGTAATCCGGCGAACCGATGCGGTTCTCAGCGATGGACCGTGTGGACATCATCTCCTGATCGAAGGAGATGGGCGGTTGCGGCATGGTCACTGGCGCCACGCCGTAAGGGAGGATCTGACCGGGTTGGAACCGCAGGTTGATGGAGTTGGGGATCTCGCGCTCTGCCCGGAACAGCGGGCGGTTGTAGAGCGTCATCGCGTCGTGCTTGTGGTTCCACATCGACGTGAGGCTCAGTTCGAACGGAGCGAGGATTTCGCACACGCCGCGAGGCGAGAACCAACCCTTGTCCTTGATCTCGTATGGGAAGTCTACGAACGGGGCTTGGCCGTGGTCGTAGGGCAGTTCCATGGGATCCCGCAGGTCGAGATCCACGGCAGCCGGCGAGTAGGTGTAGACCTCCCACTTGCCGTCGTCGCGCTTGCGGTACACCTCCCAGACGATGACACCGTCGGTGTTGGTGGTGTACGTGATGCCTTCGCGAAGCTGTTTGGCGGACGACTCCAGATTGGTTCCGGGAATGTTGTCGTCGTTGGGGTTACCGCGGATGCGCTCGATGGTCTTGGAATCGGATTTCCATCCGTACTGGCGGGCCATGCGCTTGTATGCGGCGATGGACATCGGCATGACCTGCACCATCCAGTCGGCGTCCTGAAGATCGACGGTGTAGGCCGGGACCAAGAAGTAGAGGGGATCGATGGCCTCGAAACCCACGCGTTTGTCGCCGGGGTTCCAGTAGCACTTGAGGACACCGCGACCGGACATGAGGGTGTAGTCCACCCAGGACAACACCTCGTCGGTGAAGTTGGTCTTCTCGCGGATCTTGTAGTTGAACCAGTCCTCTGCCACCCGAGTGTAGGCATTGAGCTGCTGGCGCATCGGTACGAACGTGGCAACCACGTCCATTCCGAGGGCCTGCTGGAGGAAGAGTGGCTTCAGCTTCTCGATGGCAGTGTCGATGAGGGGCCAATGCAGGTCTGCTGCCTTGAGCCACGGCTTGTTCTGCCGGCGGAGCCCATGATGACGGAGTTCGTACCAGCGTGTCTGGCGCGTTTCCCACGGCTGCCGCTGATCGACAGCTTCTTCGATCTGCCCCTGCAGATTTTGCCGTTGTTTGTCTGTCATCATCTCCTCCAAGCGTTATCCACCGACCTCGCAACCTGCAAGCGGACCTGAATCCGGCTCGATTGGCCCGATTTCCTCCTCCATCCGCTGCAAAAGGCTCTTCCCATCCTCACCCAAGGCGCGGAAGTACTCGTCCATGCGTCTGCCACCGGCAGCACAGAAGGCCAGTACCAGTGCATCCGCTCGATCCGGCGAGTTGATGCCTCGGGAGCGCAGCTCGTCCTTGCCTTCCAGCGAGAGTTTGCCTTTGCCGTTGGTGCGGACCTTGCGATTGATGAACTGGTTGAGCGTGATCTCGTCGTTGCCCGCTGGCCCCAGAACAATCTCGTTCTTTTCGATGGATCTCCCGAATTCGATCCACATTTCTGCGCCTCTCGAGACGAATTGATCGTCCCGGATGGCTTTCTCACCGAAATTCACACGGTTCACGTCCCATCCCTCGGACTTGAGCGCATCGCACATCACGATACCCATGCCGCCGGCGTCCGCGTAGATGTCTTCGGGTCGCAAGCTCCACTTCCTGAACTGGTGGATGAACTTCCCGATGGAATTCATGGTGTCGCGATCCCGCCACGTCACCAATCCCTTGATCACATTGCCCTGGCGCACCGCCAGCACGCTCTCGTCGCCACCGGCAGAGAAGTCGCACCCCGCCATGAGTCGTTCCCCCTTCTCCTTGGCCTCCGGTGGGTTGGAAACCGCCTTCTGCCAGTCCGCCGTCTTGACTGCCGTGAGGGAACCGTCGTCCTCCATGAACTCGGCGTAGATCATCGAGCGTACCAGCGGATGATTCTCGCCCCACCGCTCGATCTGGTCGTTGATCCAGTCCTTCTTGATGTGCGGACAGTCGTGTGCGGTAACGGTAAACGTCTTCCACTTGCCGTCATTGCGCCGGAAGATCTCGTAGAAGTACCCACTGGCACCACCC